CCAGATGATTGAAATGTATGTGGTACATCTCCATAATTTTCTATGACTTCAAATTTATCTTTTATATATTCCATACTTAAAATTGCTATTAAAGATAATGTTAAAACGACTGATAATCCAGATAAATTTCCCATTTATTATAATAATATATATTTTTTTTATTTTAAAAACAAATTTAATTATTAATTTTAATTAATTTTAAATTTAAATCTTCATCTATTTCTTCTTCTTTGTAATTATCACTTGAATCTTCTTTAAATAAATAAGATTTAGTATCTAATATTTGTTCTTTGTATTTTATTTGTACGGTTTCCCAAATAGGCATACAGTATGTTCTATAAAATATAACTTTAGTACATTTAATTAAACATATAACTGAATCATTTTTAGTTAATTCACTTATTTCCATCGTTTCTTTGTGCTTATTGAAAATATTATTTTTTTTAGATATCATAGAAGTAAAAACATTATTTGTATCTTTTTTAAATTTAATTGAATTCTTGTATATATCTTCTGCTTCATCAAATGAAAATTTTTCTTCAAAATAATTTTCAGAATGTTCCGATATTAATTCTATTATTTTTTTATCAAAAGAATTTAATAATTTATCTAATTGTTTATTAACATTTAGTGTTATATTTTTACTGTTTATTTTATTTATATTTAATTTAGGAGTTTGAATAACAAAATTAAGTTTTGAAAAATAATAATCTTCTTCTTTTACAGGTTTTTCTAAACTAATTGAATCAAAATCACATTTGTTATATGTATTAATTTGCATTTTAATAGTAGAATTTATTTATTTAAATAATGAAGAACGCAAAAAAAAAATTATATTTCAAGTAATTGTACAATTGATAAGTTATATTTATTATTTTTATAGTTTATTTTAAATAAAATAATTATAGTATTATTAGTTGGTAATTTGATTTCATCATGATTTTTATTGAATATTAATGTATCATTATTTATTTTAAATTTGATTGATGTATTATTTAATATATCTGTAATCATCTGTGTTTTTCCTGTGTCTAAATAATCTTCAAGGGATTTTATTAGTTCAAGTAAAATCCTATGCGATTTGCTATAATTAAATTTAACTTCTATATATTTATTTTCATTATGATTAATAATAGAATATTCAGATATTACTGGACTTTGTATATTAAATTCTTCATCTAAATATAACAACTTATTATCACTTATTTTAAAATTTAATATATTAAAATTATTATATTTTACAATATTCATTATTTTTTAATAATTTTATTATATTTTTTTTTTACCGTACTATTTTTAATTACCAAATTGTGTTGAATTTATTTTTCCTGGTAAAATATTTCTACCATTAAATGAACTCAACGAATTAGTAAATTTTTGATTATCTTCGAAAAATCCGACAAATCCTAATTCATTTACACCTTTATTTGCTGGTGCAATATATGTAGGTCTACTCATAGGCATTGGGAGAGTTGATATATCTTTAATATAATACTCTGTCATATTTAGAGTACTAAATATATTTTTAATATATTGTTCAATTGTTATTTTATTTAAATTACCAAGAATACTTTGGAAAGATGATGAATAATTTTTTGATATATTTGTTCCAAGATTGTGTGAAGTAACTCCTTGTGATTCGTATGCTTCTAAATAATTATTAACCATCATATTTAATAAACCATTAATATCTTGTTTTGTTTCTATTGTTATATTTCTATGTTTTTTAACAATATCTACAACATTATCTTGTATAAATTTTATATTAATTTTAGAAAAATAATAAGGTAATAAATATGGGTCATTTTTTCTGGTTGTATTATATGCAAATACTTGATATTCATCATACATATCTTTATAATCACTTTTACCTGGATTATTTTTATTAACTACTATATTATTATTAATATTCGAATTCCATGTATTTTCAATCTGTAATGCGCCCGTAGTATTAATTTCTATATTTCCTTCTAACGCACTATATAAATGCTTTTCATCTGGTTTTATATTTGAATACGCGTTCCCATTGTCAGTTGTTTGAGGATATAATGGTGCTGGATTAAAATTTCCAGAACCTCTTATGTTAGCTAATTCATCTTGTTCAATAAGTGTATTTATATTATACTGATTTGTATTATTATATTGAGCTAACAATGGTTTTACATTTACGTTATAAGAATTATCCATTTAATATTTAATAATATTTTTTAATTTAATATAATTATACGTTTAAATTATAATTTTAAGATTTATAATGTAATACTATTTAAAACAAATTTTAGTAAATATATTATAAATGAATAATTTTAAATTATCTAATAAAAAAGTTTATAATGATAAAAGGTCAAGTATAGAAAATATACATGAAGAAAAAATGAAAGAGATTGATGAAGAATATAACTCACTTAATTTAAAAAAAAATAAATTGAAAAATTTGAATGAAATTTATTTTGTTTTATTGGAATCTAAAAGTGAAGATAAAATAAATAAAAGATATGATATTAAAAACGAAATTGAAAAATTAGAACAACAAATTTATAAAATTGAAAATAATACTGAATTAATAGATTATTTATCAAAAGCATTACCTTTTATTATGACAATAGATGATAAAGAAGATACTTCGGTTTGTGATAAAGTTGAATCCGAGAATAAAAAAGATGAACCTGGTATATTAAATTATGTAAATAAAGTAGGTAAAACAAATAAAGGAAAACAATATAGTAAATTTATAGATACATGTTTTAATTCTACTGAGATTGATAATTCATTTGATGTAGATACTAATATATGTAAATTATGTGATTCAAGAGAATTTGAAAATGACTATAAAGAGAATACAAAAATATGTGTTAAATGTGGATTTATATCTGGAACATCAACTTATAATGATATATCTAATTTAAATTATGCTGAATCATTTATAGTTGAAAACACGCAACAACCATTTTATTATCAAAGATTAAATCATTTCAAAGAATGGTTAAACCAACTACAAGGTAGAGAAGTTACAGTAATTCCAGATACTGTAATTGAATTAGTTCTTTTAGAAATTAAAAAAGAAAGAATTACAGATATTAATTGTATTACATCAATTAAAATTAAATCATATCTTAAAAAGTTAAAATTAAATAAATATTACGAACATATACCAAATTTAATAAATAGAATAACTAAAAAACCTCCATTAGAAATAAGTTCAGAATTTTATAATGTTCTAATAGATTTATTTAATAAAATACAAGAACCATTTAAAAATCATTGTCCAAAAAGTAGAAAAAATTTTTTAAGTTATTCTTATACTCTGCATAAATTTTGTCAATTATTAGGAAAAACAGATTATTTAATATATTTCCCCTTATTAAAAAGTCGTGAAAAATTATTTGAACAAGAAAAAATATGGAAAGGTATATGCTCTGATTTAAATTGGAAATTTGTTGCAAGTATTTAAAAGCATTTAAAGACTTTAAATACTAATTCTTATTATAATGAGTAATTCAGTAAGTAAAGAATATTCAATTGAGACAGATCCTTTATTTCAACCTATTTCAGACACTAAAAAAGAAAAAATTGACGATGCGGTAGAAAAAAAGATTAAAAGTTTATCACTTGATGAAATTGTAGACAAAGATTCTATGAACATTCCTGGTCAAAATTACGCTTTAATTAGTATTGTATCTCCGACAAGTTCACAAAAAAAAGATAATATTTGTTTAAAAATAAAAGGTGTATTTGACAAACTTGAAGATGCACAAAAACACTCAGAAATGTTACATAAATTAGATGCTACATTTGACTTATATGTAGTAGAAATGTACTCTTGGCTTTTAGTTCCACCAGACCCAGAATTAATCGACCAAGTTCATGTTGATTCCAAGTTAAATGAAATTATTGGAGGTCATAGAGAATCTCAATTAAAATCAAAAATGTATTTTGAAGAACGTAAAAGAGAATTAATGGAAAACATTGAAATTAATAATGATGAAATTAGAGAAGAAAATGAAAGACTAAAAGAAATAGAAAGTGAAGAAAGCACACCTGTATTAAATGAACCAAACTGTCCTAATTCTGCACCATCGAGTACACCTTCTGAATTATTAAAAGAATTAGATACTACTACTAAAAATGTAAATCCTAGTAAGTCTTGGGCAGATAAAGTAGAAGAAGAAATTGTTTAAGTTTAAGTTTAAGTATTAAAAAAAAAATAAAAGTGATTACTGATTACTTTTATTTTTTTTTTATTTTTGTTTTTACTACTGTTATTATTATTATTTAATTAGAGTAGGCTAGACCACCCATACCACTCATGATACGTAAAACATTGTAGTTACGAGCATATACAGTTAGTAGAGCACTTGAAGCAGCAGGAGATACATGACCTGGAACAACAGTGGATTTAACAACAGTTGATGTATCCATCTGGAATTCTAATATGGTATTATCAATTCGGGAGAAATTGCAAGTACCAGAAGGCTGGTGTTCTTCGGGGCGTAGAGCAAATGAATAAACATATAGGTTAGAGTCAGGGATGCGAGTGTGGTGGATAAATGGCTGCCATTGACGGAAGAAAAGAGGACCACGGGCTGGGTTGAAACGGTAGTGACCATTTAGGCGAAGGGCGGCGCGTGTCATTAGGTCAGGACCTAATTTTTCATTTCCAGGAGTTGAGTTAGAGAAGTTAAAGTAGTCATTGTTTTCAAGATTGTCATTGCGAACAAAGAACCACATTAATTCTTTACATGGGTGGTTAAATGTTAATCGCTGTGATACTAATCCAGCTTTTGTTACATCAACAGATGTCTCGTTGTGCTGAACCTGCTCGATAAGGTATTCATGAGACATCTGGGCGAAGCGGCGGCGTTCATCAGTATCAAGGTAGATATAATCAAGGAATAGTTCGATTGATAGTCCAGAAGGAGGAGCACCAACTAAATTCCATTCTTCGGATAGAGCCTGTTCTCCTGATTCTTTGTTAAGTAAGACAACTAGGTCTTTGAAGTCCCGGAACTGGAAGATAAATTTAACTTCATGATACTGTAGAGCAATTAAAGGTAAAGATAGACCGGCGTTAATGTTAAACCAGAAATCAAGAGGAACATGTAGAGTCTGTTCTTCTAATGCATTACCTAGTAGTAAGAATCCACTACCATCTGAACCACCAACCATACGTTTATATCCCTGGGCTTTTTCAGAAGTCATGGTTAGTTCCTGCCAGACATACATCCAATGACCATAATGTTTGTCAATTTCTTGACCACCAATTTCAACAGTTACATGATTAATCATTGCAAGACCAACATAGTTAGTCCAGCATAATTCGTGAGTATCATGAGTAGGTTCTTCTTTTCCAGAAGGATCAACACCGGTTGCTTTCCATGATACACCAGTTAGAGCTGGTAGGCTAACCTGTAAGTAAGCCGAGTTAATTAAATCACCATTACGTGATACAATTGCAGTCGCGCGTTTTCCAAATTCAGGATTTCCAGAGAAAGTCTGCTGAATATTTTCCATCGCGAAGTTAGTATGACGACGGTATACTACTTTAAAGAATGTAATCTGGGGATTACCAGTTAAATAAATATCTTGAGCACCATAGGCTACTAATTGCATAAGACCTCCACCCATTTTGTATATATTATAACAAAAGAAAAAAAAAATGGAAAAAATTCCGAATAAATTAAAAAAAAAAGATTTTTGCGTATTAATAATTTAATTGTAATATTTTAAATTATTAATAATGCAAAATACTTCTACTGATTCTTTTTCTGATTCTATAGAAAAATTTAGACCAGGAATGCAACAAGGTCCACAACAAGGTCCAGGTCCACAACAAGGTCCAGGTCCACAACAAGGTCCAGGTCCACAACAAGGTCCAGGTCCACAACAAGGACCAAGTAATAATGTAAATGAAGAAATGTTAAAACAAAAACAACAACAACAGCAGCAAATGCAACAACAGATGCAACAACAACAGATGCAACAACAACAAATGCAACAACAACAGATGCAACAGCAACAGATGCAACAGCAAATGATGAAACAAAAATTATTAAAAGAAAATTTTAAAGAAGATGATAATTCACTGTGGTCTAAAATTAAAAAATTAAAAAGTGGAAAAAATATACAGGAAATTATGATAATATCTATTTTATTTATATTATTTTCCACTACATTTTTTAAAGATTTTTTTACAAAATATGTTCCAATGACAAGTGTTGTCGACAATCAGCTTAATACAGTTGGTTTAGTTATATCTTCAATTATAATCGCTATTCTATTTATTGTTTTAAGAACTTTTATTTAATTCTTCTTTGTTTTTTTTATTATTTTTAGTTCGAATAGGGGTTTTATTAGTGAATGAATTATATAAATTCAATCTAAAATCATCTTCATTATCGCAAACCATATTATTAAAAATATTATTTTTTTTTTCATCTTTAAAATTTAATAATTTTTTTAAATGTGGAGTACACGGAATTAAAGTACTTGAAAAATCTCTACAATATCCATATTTTCTTCCTTCCATTGTATCACATTTGCAAAAACATTTTTGACATATTCCATCTTTATTTAATTTAAAATAAATTCCACAAGAATTATGTTCTCTATTAATATTTAAACAATGCTTACTTTTTGTCCAAATTATATATACACTTCCATTTTCACTGTAAAAAATTCTTTTAATATCATTAACTGAATAATCTTTTACATAATTTTTAAAAAATCTGTATATTTCAGTATATTGTAAAGATGATTTATCTAATCTATTCCATGAACCAGGTGAATATTCTTTATTATCATCTGAATCTTCACACTCTTCACATTCTTCTATATATTTTTTTGAATCGTAAGTTCTATCATTTATATTTTTATTATCTGATATAATACTGGTCTGTTTAACTAATCTTAAATAATCATTTTTTAAAATATTATATTCATCTAAATCTATTTCATTTTTATCATTAAATACTTTATATAAATTATATGGTCTTCCTTCATCTTCAAATTTTTTAGTTTGAGATACATAATGACCTTTTCTTGAACCTGTTAATCTTAAACCACTGGAATTAAATACATGTTCGTCAATAATATCATTAAAATTATTTACAAAACAACTTCCAAATAAAGTTTTTAATTTTACTATACATAATTTTCTAATATCAAGAGCGATTGTTTTATTAACAATTACATCTTCCCAATGTAAATGATAACCACTTTTAATATAAGTATTATCATTTTTTATGACAACTTTATCATCTGCTGTTGTTATGATACATTTATAATAACAATTATAAAACAATTTTATTACATCATTAATATTTTTTATGATATCAATTATTATATTATCATTTAGATCATCTTTGGATTTTAAAAGAAAATCCAAATCAAAGAATAATGGAAAAATATCAGGACGACATTCTACTATATATATATATTCTTCATTTTTAATACAATTTGCATACTTTTCATAAAATATATTAATATTTTCTATATATAATTTTCCTCCATTTAATAATAAATGTGTAAATTTACTGTCATTGTCATTTTTAGTGACAAATGCACGAGTGTTAATTAGCCACTTATTAAAATCACTCATTTATTATTAATACTGTGTTATTTTTAAGTATCTAAAAATTTATTGATGTTTTTACATCATATAAAAACATATGTTTAGAAGCACATTTAGATAATTCTGTTCTTTTTTTTTCTTTACTTGATGATTGTAAAGTATTTATCATATCATTATCTATATCTCTGATATTATCAATTGCATAATTTATTATATTATTTTCAATAAACCATTTAAAAAAATTTAGTTGTCCAACTGTTGTAATAATTTCATCATCATTACATAATTTATCTTCCGTACAAGTCCATTCTAATGTATTTATATTAAGTAGTATTCTTTCTCTTCTACAAAATGGATCAAACAGTTTTTTAGAGTATGCTTTTAACTGATTTTTATAATCTAAATAGATGTTAAAATTTACTTCATACCCATAATTATTTATTGTATAAACTATATTATTTTTTTTTGCATAATTAGTGACTAACCAATCTAATACTCGAAGTGATAATGTCTTTTTTTGTGTTACTATACACATTAAAATATGAATATTTTTTTTATAGAATTCCAATAAAGATTTTAAAAGTAATAAACTTTTTCCTGTAAGTTCATACATTAAGATTTAATTCATAATAACCCTTAAATCCTTTTAACAATTTTTAAAATACTTAAAGTTTATTTAGAATTAGATATATAATCAAAAATGAAACAATCTAATATTATTCCCGATGGACCTGTCGGTAATCTAATTGAAGATGAAAAATTAATTAATTATATTACTAAAAATATTAATTATGGATATAATGTAAAAGGTCAAAATATATTTCCTGGTCCTCAACCTGCTTCAATCGAAAAAAAAGATTTTGTAAAATTAATTAATTATAATTATAATGTTGGATTAAAACTTGATGGAACAAGATTTATTATGTATTTATATAAAAATAAAAATGTAAATACATGCGTTCTTATCAATAGAGCTCTTGAAATTTATACCATGGATGTCTTTTTCGATAATACTGATTTATACAATGGTTCTATCATTGATGGGGAATTATGTAACAATAATAATGATACATGGGATTTTGTAGCTCATGATTCTCCTTTTATGTGTGGTTTAAAAATAAATAAGTTAAATCACAATGAACGATTAGATGTTATTAATTCCTCTGTAATTAATAATGAAAATAATATTATTAATATTAATGTTAAGACATTTTATAATTTTAAAGAGTTTAATTCTTTTATTGAAAATGAATATAATAATGTTAAATATAATAATGATGGATTAATATTTATGCCTGTAAATCTTCCTGTTGCATCAGGAACACAGTATTCTATGTTAAAATGGAAACCTCCTACTAATCATACATTTGATTTCTTAATTAAAGAAATTGAACATAATTCATTTGAAGCATGTGTATATCATTTAAAAAACATTACAACATTTGCTAATATTCATTATTCTGACGATAATGGAAAAATATTTATTGATAAAACAAAAGCATTTGAACATTATAAAAATGAATGTATTTTAGAATGCACCTTTGAAAATAATAATTTTGTACCTCTTTTAATTAGAACTGATAAAACTCATCCAAATAGTCTAAGAACAATCGAAAGAACTTTATTTAATATTAATGAAAATATTATCATTGATGATTTAAAACAAATAAAGTAAATAAAAAGTTAGTCAGTAAAACAAATTAAGTAAAATAATAATAATAATTAAATTAATATAAATTAGTTTAATTATTGTTATTAATTATTGTGTTATTAATTATTATTCTAAACACGGTTAGCCTGAACTAAAGATAAGTTAGCGGGACCCATCATGTCTATTAGACTAGGCTGACCAAGTCCATATCCGTAACGCATAGAGGCTTTACGGCGTTTGGGGGAGGCTTTACGGCGTTTGGGGGAGGATTTACGGCGTTTGGGGGAGGCTTTACGGCGTTTGGGGGAGGCTTTACGGCGTTTGGGAGAGGCTTTACGGCGTTTGGGAGAGGCTTTTACGTAAACTTTACCTGCGGTTGTGCGGTAGAAAAGACCACCATTTACACCTCGGTGTAATTTACGAACACGTCCACGAACAACAATAGTTCCGGCAGATTTACGTTTAGGAACCATTGATTTACGAGTGGGAGATTTACGTTTGGGAGATTTACGGGCTTTTTTCGCACCAAAAAACATAGCTAAGGTATCATCCATTTATATAATATACAAAAGAAAATAAATTTATTTTTAATTATTTAAAATTTTTAATATTCATTTTTTTTAAAAAAATGTTTAATTCTTCTGAATTTATTTTTTCTAATTTAAATTGATTTATATTTTCATAATTATATTCTGTAAAAATTGTTTTAACTTTTATATGATTATATTCTTCTGGAAATGAATATTTATCCAGTTTAATAATATTGTCTATGTTATTAAATTTATTTAATAATGTATACGCAGTATTTATACCAAGATTTTGTATATAAGGTAAATAATCACACCCAGATAACATACATAAATCTATAAATTTATCATGAGAATAATTTATTTTTTTTAAAAACATATTTAAATCTGTCTCTATTATACAATTCTTTATTGATGTTTTTAATATATTGATTCCTCCAAATGTAAATACATCAGTATCATCAGAAACTACATAATCAACCAATTTATTCTTATATAAATATACACAATATTTTTCTGCTTCATCTGGTGCATTAATATATGGAATACCAAGTAGTTTTAATAATTTTTGACATTCGTATATATGATATTTTGTTACATAAATTATTTGATTTGATAATTTATTAATTTCTTTATTTATTTCTATTTGTTCCTTTTCAGTTTTTTCTTCTTCTAAATTTATTATATTTAAAATATCAATTTTCTCTTGTAATTTTTTCTTAATACTTTTTCTTTTTTTTAAGATATTCTTTTTTTCAATCGGTGGAGTTCCATCAAATATAAAAACTGGTGTTATATTATAATTTAAATAATATTTAACTCTATTTAAAAATCCTATAATATGAGATGAATCATTAATACTTGATATATATCTGTATTTATATAATAATATACTGGCATCAATTGCAAATGTCATACCTTTATATTTTTCTATATTATTATATGTAATGCATTCAGGGCATACTTTTTTAATAAATGTATTGAGTCCTCTAATACCCATTAATTTATAATTATATATTAATTAAAATCTTTAAATGTATAATTAATATATAATTAGTATTCAGTATTCAGTATTCAGTATTCAGTATTCAGTCAATTATTATACATTTTTTTATTGGACTATTTTTTACTACTTTTTCTTTTACTACTTTTTCTTTTTTCTGTGTTTTTTTTTGTTCTTTTTCTCTTTTTTTAATCATTTCTGGATGATTCTCAATTCCAATTAAACGATACTCCATAACTTCATTCCAAAAATTTAAAAGAATTGGAATATTTTTATTTAACCATGAATAATCCTTATACATTCTAACTATATTTATTTTATTATCCATTGGAGAATATTCGATGAAATCTGCTATACTTAAATCACAAATAAATAAATTTAATTGAACTTGTG